CATTGAAGCTAATGCAACAAACCTCATCAGATTAGAAACACGAACAGAGAAGCTAGAGATGGCAGTACAAAGTCAAGCTGTAGCTTTAGCACGAATAGATGAGAACATAAAAGCAATACGAACTCACGTAGAACGTATAGCATCTAAAGATTAGTAAGGATTATATAAATGGCAATATCACTAGAAGACATGAATAAAACTATACTGCCTCAGTTTGGTATTAAAAGTGATAAAGAGTTAGACCAAAAAGCTATTGATCAACTAATGGCTTCTAATCCTGCTATAGCTGCTAGAGTTGGAATGTATAATCAAATACTTGAAGGTAGACCTGTAATGGCAGCTAAAGGTGGCTATATATTTGCTCCTGATGAACTAGGTGACCCACGAGTCAAAGAAGAAATGAAGGATAACCCTGAGTTCTCTGAGTTTTCTATAGATCAACAAGATGCTGTAGCTAATAAAATGCAACAAAGGTTTGCTCAACCGCAAGATAGAATGAGGCCAGCTAGAGGTTACGCTGTAGGTGGACAGCCGCAACAACCACCACTTCTTGATGGAAGAGTTAGTCCTCCTATGACAACTACTGGTGATGAGATTGCAAGAGAAGTTGCTTTGCCATATACACCATCAAGAGGCGGTCCTAACCAAATCCCTAATCAATTTATGGACCTGAGAGATAGATCAATGGATGGTCTTCTACCAGAAATGACAGGTCAACTTCCGGGTAGAACAATGCCTCTGCCTGATCCACGTTTTTTCCAACAACCAGTTCGACCTTACCAACCAGATAGCAAAATAGCACGAGCAGATACTAGACGGTTTGGTGAACAACCAGTTCAACTTGGGCAATTTACTCCACCAAGTGCTGAAGACTTTTCACCAGCACAATTATTTACTCAAGGCGGTGGAGGTAGTAGAATACCTTTAAACCAAGCTCAAGTTACTCGACCTGCTCAACCTACATCATTGTCTTATGAAGCTGCACTAAATAGAACTAGGCAACGAGATGTAAAAAGTCCACAAGAACAAGCAAGCATAGATGCAGCACTAGCATTAGGACCGGGTGGCGTTTACAATATACCACAAGCTAAAACTATGGCAGCTCCACAAACTGACTTAAACAAATTAGCTGACGCACAAAAAGACATGATGACTAAAACGTACACTGATCCGGGCAGTGTTATTACTGCTGGTGTAACTGAGAACATAGTACCGTCTGCCTATAACGAGATAGCTGCAGGTACAGGTCAAGTTACAGGTGATCCATCTGTAGATATGCCTACAGCTACAGACGTAGCTACAACAGGTGTACCTACAGCAGAAGGCCCAGCAGGTGTAATGACAGCTACAACTGCAGCAGATAAAGTTAAAGCTGCTACTGACGCTATGACTGCAGCTACAGGTGCAGTAAGTGATGACGCCCAAGTAACTGCTGCAACAGAAGATAAGTCTGCAGTATCTGACTTAACTGCAGCAGCAGGTGTTGCGAATGTAATGACTAACCCTGTTACTCGTAAGATAGAAGACGGAGAGATAGTAAGCGGAGCCGCTAATGCAGCAACTGCTTCTGCTTACACCGAACAAGTAGAAGCTGCTACTGCTACACCTTCAAAGAAAGCTACAGTTAAAGGTCAACTTGACACACTCATGGATGACTTTGAGGGTGGTGAAACACCAGTATGGGCAGCAGGAGCAATGAGAGCAGCTATGGCAGCTATGGCAGCACGAGGATTAGGTGCATCAAGCATGGCAGGACAAGCTCTTGTACAAGCAGCTATGGAGTCTGCACTACCTATAGCTCAAGCCGATGCTGCAACGACTGCACAATTTGAAGCACAGAACTTGTCAAACAGACAACAACGTGCTATGCTTGCAGCACAGCAACGTGCTACATTTATAGGTCCAGAGTTTGACCAAGAGTTTCAAGCACGAGTAGCTAACTCTGCACGTATAGGTGATATAGCTAACATGAACTTTACTGCAGAGCAACAGATAGCTCTAGAGAATGGACGAGCAGCTAACACAATGAACATGGCTAACTTAACTAACTCACAAGCTATGGTTATGGCTGAAGCTGCTGCACTATCACAGCTAGACATATCAAACTTAAACAATAGACAACAAGCTGCAGTACAAAATGCTCAGAACTTTATGCAGATGGATATGCAAAACCTAAGTAACGAACAGCAAACTGGTTTGTTTAAACAACAACAAATAACACAAGCTTTGTTTACAGATCAAGCTGCTGAAAATGCAGCTAGTCAGTTAAACGCTACATCAGAGAACCAAACACAACAGTTCTTTGCTAGTCTTGCTAATCAAACACAGCAGTTCAATGCGTCACAAACAAATGCAATGTCACAGTTTGATGCTGACAATAGAAGTACACTTAAAAGATTTAATGCTGAGTTAGAAAACCAACGTGATCAGTTTAACGCTACTAATGGTTTAGCTATTGCACAATCTAATGCACAGTGGAGACAGAACGCTACTACTCTTAATACTGCTGCAGCTAATGAAGCTAATATGGAGTACGCTAAAACTGTAAATGGTTTAACTGGTACAGCACTAGATCAACTGTGGCAAAGAGAAAGAGATTTGATGTCTTTTGCTTTTACTGGTTCAGAAAGTGCAGCAGACAGAGCCGTAAAGATTGCCGTAGCAAAATTAACAGGCGATCAAAAAGCTGATTTAGCTGATCAGATGGGTAAAGGATCTTTTTTCTCTACTATACTGACTGGTATACTAGGTAAAACATTTGGGTTTTAAGTAAATGGGTTTAACAGATAAAGTTTCAGAACTAGCAAATTACTTTTCTAATAACTTTGATAAAGTAAGAGAGCTTCCTACTAGTCTTGCAGGTTCAATTACAAAAGCAGCTACGGCTTTGCCTAAAGCTCCTATGTTTTCACAATCAACAGCACGAGAAGACGAGCCTGATGTTGACACAATAGCAGAAATAAATGATATGGTAAAAACTATAACTGAAGGTAGTTCTTATGATGACTTTAGACCTAAGTTAAGACCTACAGTACCTGAAACATCAAATCCTTATAAACCAGAATTAAGACCTAAAGAACTATCAGATAGGACTAATGTATATCAACCTGAAACTAAAGATAATTGGTGGAGCAATATACGAGGAGGTGGAATATTTGAAAAGGACATAGAGTTTAAAAAGTCTGTAGAAAATACAGCAAAAAGACTAGGCATTAAACCAGAGTGGTTGGCTACTACTATGTCTTTTGAAACCCAACACACATTTGATCCTTCTAATAAAAGTAAAAGCTCTTCAGCTAGAGGGCTTATACACTTTACAAGTTCTGTAGCTAAAGAGGTAGGAACATCTCATAATGAGTTGCGAAAAATGACAAGGGTAGAACAAATGCCTTACGTTGAAGCTTACTTTGAAAAGTTTAAAGGTAAAATAAAATCTTTAGATGACACTTATTTAGCTGTATTTGCACCTGCAAGAGTTGGAACATCTTCTAATGTAGTATATCAAGATCCTAATGAGACATACACGCCTAACAAAGGACTAGATTTAAATAATGACGGTACTATAACTAAAGACGAAACTTTGTGGAGAGTAAAAACAAATACATTATTATCTTATGAAGATATGTATAAACCCTACAAAGGTAAAGGATTTATGAGTCCTGTACTTAGACCTCCAAATTTACCAAAACAATAAGGTATTTATAATAATGAACACTAACGCATTAATGCCACCTCGTAGAAAAAAAGAAGCAGAAGTTCCTGAAGACGAGATAACTGACACAACTAGAACTACAGCTAAACTAGCTTTGATTATAGCTGAACTTAGAAACAAAGAAGAACTATAGGTAAACAAAATGAGTATACAAGAAAATTTATTTCAGTCTGCTATTCCGGGTCAGTCTCTTACAGACACACCTAAGAATTTTCCTTGGGAAAGACCTGCTGAATATACAGATCCTACTGAAGCAGCAAGATTTGAATTAAAAAGATTAAATAAACCAGAAGCACTAGATAGTGTTTTAGCATTATTGCAAGTTGGTTTTCCTATAATACCATTAGCTGAAACTATTAAAACAAATAGTCAAGCAGAAGGTTTGTATAATCCTGATGTAGCTTTACTTATTACTCCTGTAATTACACAACAACTAGTTAGTACAGCAGAAGATGCAGGTATTGATTACGTTATGGGTGATGAAGAATCTGAAGAAGAAAGATCTGAAAAAGAAGATCAACGTGTTGATGCAATACTACAAAAAAAATTAACTAAAATGCTTACTAAAGATCCTAAAGATGAAATAGTATCAGATGCATTGGACTTTTTAAGAGATGAACCAGTGTCAGATATAGCTGATAAAATAGAAGAAGCAGAGTCTGTAGATGTACAAGAAGAAGAAGTTGCAGAAATAACAGAACCAAAAGAACAAAAACCTATGGGTTTAATGAGTAGGAGTACAATGTAATGGCAGGTTTCTGGGCAGGTTTTGGTCCTCAGTTTTCTAAAGATGTAGGAGAAATTCGTAAAGAACTACGAGAAGACTCTCGTGATCGTAAAAATTATATGGATAAATATGGTGCTAAAACTATCGCTAATGCACAAGCAAAAGCAGACGAAGTATTAGCAATGGTAAATCAATCTGTAGCTATGGGAATAGATGAACAAGCTATGCTTGGTATTTATCAAAAGAGTGGTGCTAAAGGTATAAGAATGTTTCATAAAGCATTGCTTGAAAGACCCAATCTTAGCATAGATGATTATCAATCTATTAGTAAACTAGGAAGAGAGTGGGTACAAGATACAGATCTTGATTTAACTGAGGTTATACTACGTGGTATGAATGTATACCACGATCCAAATGCTAATCGTACAGAAAGAGATGAGAATATTTTACAAGGCATAATCTCTGGAGGTTATGGTGACGACAGTTGGATGGATGAACCTAGATTTGCTAGAGGTCTGACTCCTCGTGACGTAAAAAGAATAGAAGCTGGAACATCACAAAGTGCAACTGAAGGAAGCTTAGATATAATTGGTATGCTAGGACCAAAACCTTTAGGCATAACAGCAGAGTCACGTTACGAATCAACAGTGTTAGATAAATTTAAAAAAGAATGGGAAGTTGCTAAAAATAGAATAAGTGAACAATTAAATAATACTGATGTAGAATCTCTTAGACAAAGATATAAAGAACAAATGAAAGAATTAGAACGTATGAAACTCAACGGTTTTCAATCTACTGATTTAAATCTATTTGTAACCAAAAGTGATACATATGATCCTAGTCAACAAATGTTTAAGTTCATAGATTTAGTAGAAAGAGAACGTCCCGGTTCTATGAGTAACAATTCACTACTCGCACAAGTATACGGAAGAAGAGATAGATTTGCAGAAAACTTAAAGCTTCAAGGTTTAGACTTTGCTAGTCTTCAAGAAGCTCAAGCATATTCAAATGCAAATAATTATAGAGGTCCAATACTACTTGGTGGTATATTAAAAAGTATTATTCCTGACCCTTCAAACTAAGAAAGATATTTATGCCTTTAGTAGATGATAATCCACTTGATTCTAAGTATGATCCTATTGATAATGCAACTTCTTTAGAAGATTTAAGAACAACTCCTGAAGTTATTGTAGATAAGTATGAGGATGAGAACGGAGAAGTTGTGTGGGATAAAGAACCCAAAATAAAAAACAAAATTTCTTTAGATGATAAAAGTAGAAGTGTGGGTTGTGGGGTGGTAGGATGGATAAAGCATGTTGTTAATAGAGGGCTATCTGT